AGAACTCTTAGGAATTTGATTGAAAGAGGTTTATTAAAAGCAGAAATAATCAGAGGTGTAAATGATAATGGCGATAGATACATTATCAAAGGGTCGGACATCATTAGTTATATAAAAGATTATTCAAATTTAAAATAAAAAAAATTATGGAATACACAACAATAGACATCTTACTAGCAGTAGCAATAGCATTATTAACAATTTACACAGTTAAAAGAACTAAATAATATGGAAAAGAAATTTAATCCAACAGTTAAAGATTTTTTAGAGAAAAATAAGAATATGACATTATTAGGATTGGCTTGGTCTTTGTGGTGGAGAATATATGTTGTAGCATTTGCAATCGCATTCTTTGTTGCAATAATCTTAGAAATGTAAACAAATAATATGGAAAACAAAAATTTAGACTTATGGAATAGAGTTGAAAAAACTGACCCAGATTTTGTTAAAGATGCTTCTATTGGTAAAAGAAAAATAACAGCTATTGACCCTCAATATCAATTAAAAAATGCCACAAGAGAATTTGGGCAATATGGAGTTAAATGGGGATTAAAAGATATTGAATGGGGAATGATAGAAATTGGAGATACAAAACTTGCAACTCTATCAGCAATTTTCTTTACACCAGACGGGGAAGTTGCAACAGGTAATTCAATGAAAATGTCTTATATGTCAAAAGGATATAATGGACAGGCAGGCTATATTGTTATAGATGATGATTACAGAAAAAAACTAATGACTAATACTATCTCAAAAGAACTATCACGACTTGGATTTAATGCAGATGTATTTATGGGTAAATGGGACGATGAAAAGTATGTGCAAAAATTGGCAGAAGAAAAAGAACAAGGTAAATTAGAATTTGAAAAAGCAAGAGTGATAAAAGAACTTAAAGAAATAAACGATGTTGAAAAAATGAGAGAGTATTACAAGGAAAATATTGGTTTAGGTGTAGAAATAGAAAAATTGATGGCAGACAAAGGTAACGAACTAAAAAAAGAAAATGATTAAATATAACGAATGTGAGCAAAAAAGCGACGACTGGTTTGATATAAGAAACGAATATCCTTTCACAGCTTCTAACGCCACAGCAATAAAAACAGCAGGTGCTGGACTTGAAACACTTTGTTGGACGACAATAGCAGATAAACTTTCAAATGTTAAAGATACTTTTGAAAGCGAAGCAATGAAAAGAGGTAACGAACAAGAAGCACTTATACTTAATTCCTTTGAGTTACAATCTGGTATTGAATTAAAAAATACCGGTTTTGTAACAAACAGTAAATATAAACTAGCTGGAGCAAGCCCTGATAGTTATACAGAAGAAGAAACAGTTGAAGTAAAGAGTTTTGGTAAAGTTAAATACTTAAAACTTTTAGCAGAATTTAAAGAAACAGGAACATTTGCAATCGAAGGAAAATACTATGATCAGATACAATACCAAATGATGATTATGGAAAAAAAGAAAGGTTGGTTTGTTGTAGGTAATTCTGATATGAAAGAACCTGTTATCTGGCAATTAGTTGAGGAAGATTTAGAGTTACACGAGAAGTTTAAAAAAGGTATAATTAAAGGGGAAGAATTATTATTAAGTATAGAAAATAAATTATGCAAAACAAGATAAACCTATCAATAGACGTATCAAAGATCCAAAAGAGTCGCCTAAGAAAAAACACTTACACAAACAAAAACGGAGAAGAAATAACTCAAACATTTTGTGATATTATAGTCGTGCCAATCAAAGAAAAGAAACTAATCAAAAGTGGAGATAACTGGGAAATGTATAAAACTGGATTTATTGTTGAGAAAGGAACTAAAGATGAAGACACAAACATTTTAGGAGATGCTATTGAGTTTGAAAATACAGAAACCCAAATCAACGAACAGGTAGATAATGCTGATGGAGTTGATGAAATAAATCCTGAAGATATTCCTTTCTAACTATGGAAAAGAAAACCCAAAAACAAATAGTGTTAGAAAAGTTACAAAGAGAAGGAGAAATATTTAATGTTTGGTGTTTTCAGAACGGAATTTTAAGGCTCGGAGATATTATCCACAGATTAAGAAAAGATGGACATAACATAGAAACTGACGATAGTAGAAAAAATTGTCGGTATAAGTTAATCTCTAAAGAAACTTTATTTTAATGAAACAACCTAAGAAAAAAACCAAACCACTCTCATACTACAAGAAGAAACTTGATAAGTTGTTTTCAGAATATATCCGTAGAAAAGATGCAGACGAAAATGGATACAACAAATGCTACACCTGTGGGGCAAGACACCACTGGAAGAAGTTACAAAACGGACATTACATTCGTAGGTCGGCAGGACTATCAGTTTACTTCTTAGAAGAAAACTGTCGCCCTCAATGTTTTGCCTGTAATATATGGAAACAGGGGGCAACTGATGAATACGCACTAAGACTTCAAAAAGAATGTGGAGAGGATATTCTTAAAAAGTTACACTTAAAGAAACAGGAGATAGTAAAATATTCAATTCGGGATTACGAAGAACTTATAGGTCATTATACTCAAAAGATAGCTGAATTACCTAAAACACACATTTAGAAGCCCAAAATTAAGTTTTAAGCAATTTTATGGAAATAAACGAACACTACATCAAATTATTAGGCAAAGCTTGTATCCCTGAACCCTTAGAGTTGGGGCATAACTTCAAAGTAGAAATTGACGGAGAGATTGTTGCTGTAACAGATATTAACAATCAGAACGGAACAAAGGACAGACAATACAAGTTCCAACCTATCCTTGTTAAAATACTAAAAGATAACGGAGAAGTTATCCAAGCAAAAGATAATCGCACTGCTTCTAAGAAAGTTAGAAATATGTGTTATAGGATTTGGGAAAGTAACAACGACAGTAGAGATTACGAGGTAGCCTATCAAGATACTATGAAACAAATAATGTTTGAATTAGTAGAACTTTATGATAGGGGTAAAAAGTAATATGCTAAACAAAAAACTTGAAAAAGAAATAGAGAAAAAGTGGGAAGAACTACCTGCTAATAGGAGAGATGGATTCTATGATAAAGATGGTTTTGAACACTCAAATGCATATAAAGAAAGATTAGCTTTCATTAAAGCAGTAATAAACAGAGAACGTGGTATAAAAGAACCACCAGAAGAAGTGGTAGAAGAAAAACCAGATGATAACCTTGGAGAATTAGAGAAAGGTTACCCATTGTTTAGTGAAAGGATACTAACACAGAAGTATTCTATGAAGGATAAATAAAAAACCCCACCAGAGCTACTGATGAGATTTCTTTTAAATATATTTTCAAGTTCTAATGATACGACAGAACTAACCGCTTAACTTCTTATAAAGAAGACTTATAAACAGGTTTTCCCCATTTATTAGTATAGTATATAATATAAGATATAAAATGTCAATAGAGAAAAATAAAAAAATAAAAGTTTTATCATTATTTGATGGTATATCTTGCGGTAGAGTAGCTTTAGGAAGGGTTGGTTTTACTGATATAGAATATTATAGTTCAGAAATAGATAAATATGCTATTCAAATAGCACAAAAGAATTATCCTAATACTATTCAATTAGGAGATGTTGAAATGATAAATTATGAAAGTGGAATTTTATTTGATAAAAATTGTCAGACACATATAGATAAGATTGATTTACTTATAGGTGGAAGTCCTTGTCAAGGATTTAGCTTTGCAGGTAAACAATTAAATTTTGATGACCCTCGTTCTGCCCTATTCTTTGAATTTGTGCGGATACTAAAAGAAGTAAAACCTAAATACTTTCTATTAGAAAATGTAAGAATGAAACAAGAGTATCAAGATATAATCTCGGAACATTTAGGAGTAAAACCTATAATGATAAATTCAAGTTTAGTTTCGGCTCAAAACAGAGTGAGATTGTATTGGACAAACATACCAAACATAGAACAACCAGAAGATAAAGGTATTTTACTTAAAGATATTTTGGAAGATGAAGTTGATGAGAAGTATTATTTTGATAAGAATATTGGTGTAACTATAAAAGGTAAAAATGCTTTAAATAAAGTTAGAGTTTCATTAAGAAATAAAGCTCAAAAGGCAAGGTGCTTAACTGCTGGTGGTCAAAATAGAACAAATGCTGGTGCTACAAATATCTGCGAACAAATAGGCAAAATAGACATAAAAGGATTTGACAGTATAAAAAGAGTTTATTCAGAAGAAGGGAAATCACCTACTTTAACATCTATGCAAGGAGGACATAGACAGCCAAAGATTTTAGAAAATATAAGAGTAAGAAAACTAACCCCAATAGAATGTGAAAGATTACAAACACTACCAGATAATTATACAGAAGGAATATCTAACTCTCAACGATACAAAGCATTAGGAAATGGTTGGACTGTTGATGTAATTACTCATATATTTAAAAATATGGAATTATGAAACAAATATCAGACCTAACAAAAAACCTATTCTTTGAAAAAGGCACAGAGAGAATAGTGAACGAACACCAAGCAGTAATGAAAGACTTTATGATATTTATGAGAGAAGACTATAAAGATAGTAAGCGATTTGAATATTGGAGTGGTCGTTTTGCAAGATATTTCAAACCACACAAGATAAAATACTCAAGAATATATGATGCTATTAAAATCTGTAATACTAAAAAGAACCCTCCAGCTTATATGAATTGGCTTTTAAGGAATAAAAAGATATAATATAAGTAGTTAGTACATTGAATAGTGGAAATAATAACACATAAATCCTACTAACAAGCGTCTATGT